CTACATCTCTACCAGATAAAAAATCTGGTGCTTGTGGTAACATATTATTTCTAAGTAAAATATTAAAGACTCTATCAATTAATGGTTTTAATAATTCAGACTGCAGTCTACCAAGTACAGGACCTAGTAATCGCATCTTCTCTTCGTTCCTTTGGATGACTTCTGTTGCTGTCATTTGAGGACCATTCTGCATCATTAATTGGTTTACATAAAACACAGAACGAATAGCGTCTCTTCTTTGCTCTTCCATGTTTAATCCTAATGGATTGTTTGCACCAATATTTAAAGGTTCAATTCTATCTCTTGTTCCAGATCGGTAGAAGTTAAGTCCACCAGGAACAGTTCGTACAGGTAATAAGAAACCATCGTCAGGCACTAACAAAGGTGGATCTACTTGTTTCTGTGCTGCTTTAATAGTGGTCTTAGACATTTCATTTAACATCTTGACATCAGGCAAAGCGTTCATTGCTGGAGATCTTCCATAAATTTCATTAGACGATTTCAAGTAACGAGGTACTACAAAAGGAAATTCTTTAAATCCTGACACAGATAATTCATTTCCATTTTTAAATTCTATATACACCGACTCAAATGGCATATTAACTTTATCTTTTTTCTTAGGATTAAAATCGCTTCTTGGATAAACTGCATGAAGAATCTCTACTTCACCATAGGGATCTTTTTTTGCTACGCCTTGAATATCAGAAGATACATTGTCTCCAAACTTTTGAATAGCAGCTCGTGCGGAAATTTTAAATCTTCTGTAAATAGTATCTACTCTGCCTTTGTCATTCTCTGCAATAAAAACTTCATTGATGTGTCTTGTTGAAAATTTAATTAAATCTTCATCATCTTCTTCAATAAACATTGCTGCTGTACCAAAGGTAATTAGATCGTGGTATAATTCAAATATCTCTTGTTGAAAGTTAGAGCGATTAAAAGCAGTGTACATAACTTCCGTTGCAGACTCCAACCAAATTTTTGCCTCATCTTCATTTTCCATTCCATCTTCTTTAAAACGCAAAGCAAACCAAGGAGTGGAAGGGTTAGTCAGCATACCATGTAAAGAAGCTGCTAATAATTCTAATGCTTGAATAGGAGAGGAATCAAAAATCAATTCATTTCGTTTATCTCCTCTAGCTCTAGTCTTGGTTACATCTGCTTTTCTTGGTTGCATATAATCTGCAACTTCTTGCCAATGTGTTTCCCAATTTTGTCTTTGACCTTGGAGTCTATCAAATCTTGATAATAAACTTTTAGATAAATCTGTTTTTGCCATTATTCTCCTAATAAACTTTTTTTGCCTAACGTAGCATCTCCTTCAACTCCTGCGGATGAAGTTAGTATGGTTGCTGATCTGCCTTTTCTTTTTGTCTTAACACTTGTTGAAGATCCATCTGCATCGGTTGCAGAACTTTGAGAAACTTCTGCTTGAGTAGGTGCTACAGGTGCAGGAGCTGGAGCTGGTTGTGCAGCTTTTGCTTGCTGAAAAAGTTTTGGTACAGATGGTAATACTCCACCCATGTTAGTTGGTCTCTCTAGTTAGGGTAGATGTAGTTTCTGTAATTCTATCTTGGTTTACTTCAGGTTTCTTGATTACATCTTCTGTTTTTAAAATCATTGGTTCTTCTACTTCATCCTTTTTTTTTGTAAGTATTTTTTTTGCTATTTTAAGTATATTTTTAATTCCCATATTATGATCCTAGTAAAGTTTTCTTTTCAGTTTCAGCATCGCTAACATCTCCTAAAGGTCCAGTTAGAATAGTAGATTTTCTACCTCTTCTTTTTCTTTCCATTGCAGCTTGTTCGTCAGCCACCTTTTTTTTCTCCTCTGCACTTAGTTCTGCAGAAGGTGGTTCAGGAGCTGGTGCTACTGGAGGTAGTGAAGGCATCTTCGGTGAAAATAATGAACCCATATTTATATTATCCTATAACTATTATCTGCTACATTTTGTGGAGCAGCTTGTCTAGTGTTAATTTCTTGTAACCCAACAGCTAGATACCTCATGGCATCACAAGCGTGTGATGACCAATCATGTACTGGCTTGGTTCGGAACATACGATTTTTATCAATGTACTTCCTATGGTAATGTCTTAACGCATCTATTAAATTTTTGCAATGGTCTATATCAATGTAGCATCTAGGCAGTGTCATGGCTGTGGCGTGTATGCCATCTTCTAATGGAATCTTTGGTACAACTTTAAATCTAATCCCTAATTGATAAGCTACTTCCCTTCTGGTTTTTCCATTGCTGAACTCCATTACTTCTATGTCATGGGGAGCAAAGTGTTCTTTGTAGATATACTCCTTACCCTTGACTACCTCTATGAAATGTGGCAGACCTTGTTTCCTCTCCTCGTAATAATCCACAATGTTTATTGCCGAACCTAGCTGCTGATAAAATATAATAGCTGTGTGGTCGGAGACTCCAATATCCCAGGCGGTAGAGACAGGCAAAGCAGGATCATAAGGTACTCTAGTAATCTGCCTTTTGTTATCCATGGTTTCTAATACTGAGCCATAAACAGAACCTTCAATGTTAGCTACCCAATCACATTCAAACTCTTGCTTAAACTTGTTATCTCCCATGATCTCTTTTGCTTTTTCTAATTCCTCTGCATCTACAATCCCTGTAGAACTTGCTTTACCTTTAAAGTAAAACCAATCACCAATGTTCTTTTGTGCGTGTTGGTACATATCATAGAAGTTATTGTTCATTCCTTGAGGAGTTCCAATAAATACGCAATATCCTTTTCTATCTGAGAGTGCTGGTCTGATTACTTCTGGGAACAATCTATCGTTTACATTGGCATACTCATCTATGACGCATCCGTCCAAATAGATACCTCTGAGACCATCGCAGTTCTCTGAGCCTAGTAGGGTTATCCTAGAGCCATTAGGCAAGTCTACACGCAGCTCCGTCTCATTAAAGCGTACTCCTGGGATCTTCTCACTAAACTGTTTGATGTAATCCCAAGCAATAGACTTAGCTTGTTTAAAAGTAGGTGCAATATAAGCAAACCTTGGGTTCTTTAGTTTTGATTCTA